CCATGGCCTCTTGAAACTGTTTTTCGTAGTAAGCAACCATATCCTGTTCACCTTTTTGAAACAGAACAGCCTCACGCAATGAGCCATAAAGTAAGCACGGATCGTAGTTATCACCAACCCAGCTTGTACCAAGGGTGTTATCCACCGCAGTAATTGTGAACTGGAACCCAGAACCTGTACCGCCAAGGCTACTAGTAGCGGCAGAAACAACGTCACCAACCACGTAGAAGTTACCTAAGTTGTTAAAGCGAACGTTCGTAACTACGTTGCCAGACACCGTAATGTTAGCCGTAGCGCCATTACCCGAACCGCCTGTAATAGGTACGTTACTGTACAAGTTGTTGATATAACCAGACCCAGCGGTAATCGTGCCAGAGGTTATAGCGCCTTGCACAATCGATATTGGGTAGTAGAAATAGTGCATCTCTACGTTGTAGCTTGAATCTGGCGTTGGCCCAAGAATGAAGCTAAGTTCGTTCGTAAGCGTATATTGCGGTCCAAACAAGGCATAATACTTAGGCTCACCCGTATCAGTCGGCTGCGGATACGCCTGACGGATAAAGTTAACATCTTTGTTAAGTAAGTATTCGTAACTGCCATCGGCCTTAATTACTGCCAGCGAAAAGGTAGACAGATAGTCGTTTGGCGCAGAGAGATACTTATTACCTGACGTCAATGTGCCTGTCACGTTCTTACGCAATGGTGGCAGCTGAACCGTGTTGTAAATGCGCTGCTCAGCCTGACGAACAAACGTAGATATGTTATCTACAAATAGCTGTTCGCTAGACTCCGCATAGTCTTGTATCGCTTGATACAGTTGAACATAGTTCATTAGTTACCCTTAAGCCATTGGCCCTCGTGCCATTACACCCTTAGTTGCTGCGCCAGTACCGCGAATCTTCATCTCACCATGCTTGTTGATAGGTTGATCGTTCTTCTTGGTATAGCCACCTACAGACATATTAACGCTGTCTACGCCGTTGCCAGACTTAGTAACAGCAGACTTTGCTGTGGTTACTTTTTTACCTGACATGGTATGTGGCTCTGCATATACAGCAGCTGCACCAACTTCTTTACCCATTACTTTTTTAGAGTATTTAGCCATGATTAACGACCTCTTCCTGCTTTTTGGTTCTTGACCTTAGCAAGGCCACGACCCATTGTTTTTAGATCTATGTTCTTTACACCAGCAGTTTTCTTGCCACCCTGTAAACCCATTACTTTAGGACCTGAATCACCAAGGTTTTTGCCCTCAGTTTTGCCTTTTTTGGTAATGCCATCTGCGCCTGATTTATACATTTTAAACTCCTATGTTGTCGTTACCGTTACTGTACCTACTTCTACGTTAATTACCAAGTTATTTGGTGTTAAACCATCATCATTTTCCCGTGAACCGCCTACTGGGTTATACCCCCACTGAAACACCCGACTACCACCTTCAGGAAACCCGTCTGGTCCCACACCTGATACTTGATAACTTACATCTGGTCTCGGTTCCCGCACTGCTTGTGGGTCGTTAACTGGGTATAAACCTAATGATAATTGTGGTTGATCTGGATCCCAACATGTTGGGCACACTTTAATCTGGTACAACTTGGTCTTAATAACCTCTTGTTTTAGCTCTGTTAACTTGTAGCGCTGCCCACACCGATCGCATTCGGCAATCGAATTTTTACCAGAAGCGTATTTACTAGGCATTTTTTACCTTAATAGAACAGCTGCCGTGGTACATACCTGTCCGCTGCCTTTTCCCGGTCTTCGTCGGCAGCTAATTGCCACTGCTGTTCGTAGTCCATTTTTAGCATCTGCACCCTGTTTGGGTCAGCAGCTGGGGTCTTCATACTTATCATATGAGCCAGGCCCGCTACCATGCACGGGATAAGCCTAAACGGAATATCAGCCACGTTCACACCACCACCAGCATCCTGTATACGGCGCATTCTATAGTACACAAAGGTGTATTGATTGCCTGGGTCGTTAGGGGTAGGCCATACGTTAATTGATGGTAAGTTGTTTACAAATACCTGAGCTGCATTTGCATGCGCTGCAGCAACTGTATTGTTCTGGGCCCGCCAAGCGTTAATTATCTGATTACCAACGATATTTTGGTAGCCTATTGTCTCCGCCCCGATGTTCACAAAGCCTTGAGTTGGCAGCTGATATACGTTGTTTAAGGTAATAGTTGTGTCTGTAGAGCTAATAGCCCCGTTTAAAGTAGCTTGTGGGATAGTAGGAAGCTGCCCCGACTGGCGGTTAATCCACACCTGAATTGGGCGTCCTACAGCATTTTTATTTGGAATCGTAATATACGTAGACTCGCTAATCCGGCTGATATTAATATCAATTTGGTTAGTACCTTGCCCGTTGTTGGTTCTAACTACGGTATCCAAAAGGTCAATCGTATCAACTGGAATGGGGTAAATGGCCTGCCCAGTGTTCATTAGAATCTGCCCCTGCTCAACCGTCCACAGGTTAATACCACGGTTAGCCCACTCAATCGTCAATAGATTCAAGCTACGACGTGCAGTACGCAAGTCATATCCAGAGCGCATCTCGAGCCCACAACGCTCAAAAGCCTCTTCTACGAGGTCTGTTAGCTCTAAATTAAACGACTCGGTACCCGATGTATTTGCCATTACTTAACCTTTCGAAACGGCTTTACTTTTGCTTTTACTTTTGCTGGCTGGGGCACGAACTGCTTTCCCTGCGCTTTTCCCGCTCGTTTTGCTCGTGTTGTTGCTGCGTACTCCTGCGGGCTTAGCGACTGAATTGCTTTTTTTGGCAGGTACCGCTCGCCGGTTTCGGACGACTTTTTTCCCGACTTGGTTGTCCAGTCCTGCTTGCCCCACGCTTTGAGGCTGCGTTGTGATTTCGCTAGTGCCACCGAATAACCTCCAGAGCCATTTAAACATTATTTATATCCGCCACCGGCGGCCTTATATTTCTTAGCTACTAGCTGGGCTTTACGAGCTGACCATTGACCAGCACCTGTGCCATGCGTCGCAGCAGATTTAACTTGAGATACGATGCGCTTACGAAGTTCTGGCTTGGTATAGTTGCCGGCTTCGTTAACCTTACCACCCTCAGCATACTGAGTGAAGTCTGTATTGTCACGACGTTTCTTCTTAACGCCTTTACCCATCTTAGACGGCATTACAGCGCCCATACCTCTGCTTGGTCTCATGCTCGTGTCTTCCCTCTAATTGCGCAGCCATCTGCTCGTTTAGATGCACTAGATACCTTACCACCGGCTTTAAACGGTTTATCTAGACCTTTCATGCCACTGAAATCTCCACCAGCTCCACCGCCGCCAGTTGGCTTAGGTAATCTGCCCATATCCTGCAAACGTTCGGTGTAAGTACGTGGACGTTCAGCATCTTTCTTTGTCCGTGTTTCTTCAGCTATTTTATTTAGTTCCGCACGAGCACGCTCAGCTTTCTCTTTTTCAAGAGCTTTATCGAACTCGCCCGGACCCCTCTTTGGTTTCGGGTCGTACTTCTCATTACCGTCTCCGCCAGTTGGGTTAGAGGGGTTAACAGGCTTAACCACAATTACACCATTTTTCCGCGGGTTTTACCCTTAATAGCGCAACCATCAGCACGTTTGGAAGCTGAAGATACTGAACCGCCGCTAGCCATTTTCTTAAACGAAGAGGTTTTACCTGCAAACGGAGAAGTTCTACCCTCAAATGAGGAAGTTTTCTTTTTAGGTTCTGCCTTTGGTTTTGCCTTTGGTTTTGCTTTTGGCTTCTCTTCGGCTTCAGGCATTTCAGCACCTGATTCACGAGCAGCCATTGCAGCCATAGCGCGGGCGCGTACGTCGTCACCAATGTTTTCGTTGGGTCCCATCTTGGACTCAAACTCTATTTCGCCACCTTCATCATATCTTTTTTTCATTTAGCAGCTCCCACCTTTTCTCATGGCAATCATTTTGCCTTTGGTTTTACCTTTAACTTCGCAACCGCCGCCACGAGCCATTTTTTTAACAGCCGTGCCACCTGAGCTTAATTTGCTCATGTCAGATTTCTTGCCGCCATGCAGTTGTTTCTCGTGCATACCAACGGCTTTTTTAACTACTTTTTTGTCCATCTTAATGTCTGAATGTTTCATAGCTCCACCTTCTTTAAATTTACGACCTTTATCGGCCTTAATAAATTCCTCCCCAACGGAGGGCTTAATTCCAACCTTTTTAGCAAAGGATGGGTTTTTGGCTACGGCAGCCATGAAATTGTGTTGTTTCTTACTTACGCTTGGCACGCTCAATCCAACCTTGTACAGTTCCAGTTTCGTAAATACGGATGCCGGTCCAGATAATAGTAAACAGGGCGGCTACGGCAGGTAATACATCCACAAGAGCTCCTAACACTGTGATTAATGAGAGCCCGTCCAGTATATGTTTGGAGCCTTCGCTTAGATGATCTTTCATTAGCATTTCCACCTTTTTAAGCTAGCCGCTTTACGAGTAGGGCGACCTTTCTCATCTTTCATCGGACCAGGCATGCCAGACATACGGGCACAGAATGACTTCTTGCGGGCACCACCTTCAGGCTGTGGAGCCTTTAGATTCGAGCCAGTCGCTGCATTATATTTAGCACGACCTTTGGCGGTAAGCCCAGCACCCTTAGATACAGGCAGCTTTTCACCACGACCAACCGCAAGAGAGACCCCCTTTTTCTTAGCCATAGAATATGGTTAAACCAGTCAGGTTAGTTACAGTTGCGTAAATTCCGTTGTCGCACAATATACCCTGTCCAGGAAGTGGCATGGTTACTACTTCATTTGCTGCAATATCAACCGAAGTAATCCATTTAGTGCCCTGTAAAGCAGCGGCACCAGCCGTAACTGAACCTACATTGATGTCTTGTACCGTATAGGTGTTTGCCCCAGTTCTAGTAACTGTGTAGTTACCTGTGGTTCCTTGACCGCCAGTACCAGCAGCAAAAATTAAACCTACTTGATCGCCAGTAGCTAAACCATGTGCATTAAGCGTCACGGTAATAAGGCCAGTAGAACTTCTACCGTAAGTAGCGGCTACTGGTGCAGATGTTGCATCCCATAAGTACATGTTTCCAGCGCTTCCGCCGCCAGTAATAGCTAAACCTTTAAGTCGGTTACGCCCAACAAGCATCTGTCCAGATACATTGATGTGCGCCGATAGTACGTCAGTTTGCATACTCATAATTAATCTCCTAAGATGTTGAGTAGACTAGGGAAAACCCTAGTCCGCTGGATTAATTATTAGAAGCTGTTTGGAACTGACCGCCATCAGAATTACGAACTGCATAAGTAACGATGATTGTCGCTGCACCAGTAGACAAGCCAGTACCAGCCAATGTGTAAGCAATAAACACATCGTTAGCGCCAACGTTTAACCAGCCACCAGGAGTAGTTGCGTTTGCACCTAAAGCTACAGAGCCAACAGTAGTAATCGTACCTGTGGTAGTGAAAGCCGTACCGCCGATGTTTAGTACGCAAGTAGTAGCAGCACTAAATACAGTTGTAGTAACAACTTTAACGTCAACGATCTGTGAGCCAGCTGGGACGGCAATTAAGTTGCCTGTCAAAGTGCCGAAAACAACAGGGGCAGACTGGGAAACGACCGTGCAGCCTGTGTTACGAACGGTACTAGCAGTAGTACCAGTAGTGTTTTTGGTTGTGCCGAGTAGCCAAGGGCCTAAGTGAGTAGCGAAACCCATAATAATTCTCCATACAAAGTAAGTCTATTAATCGTGTATGCGTCCGCTGGATCGGTTTAATAGACTGGTTCTCCAGTTTCTACAATCTTACTACTATTTCAGCTTTGTGCAAGCCTTTTTAAAAGAAAAACCCCGCTTTTTAGGGCGGGGTCTAGTACGACTTAGGTGCTGATTAGGCGCCTGGTGAAGCGAACATACCGAGTGGATCCGAGAATCCAAACGAATAACGCTCACGTGACTTGTAGCGTACGTTGCCTGTATCAAAGTCACCGTCCATGGAATTGGACAATGGTGTACGGACAAAGTGCTTCATGCCGTTTGGCACATCAGTTGTGAGGAACCATGCGTTTGTATCGGTCAGGTAGTTATTAACTGTATAACCTTCTGGGATAGAACCGTTGTTCTTCAGTGCATTGATGTCGTTGTCAGTTGTACCAACACGCAATTCGGTTTCGAGCAAACGGGTTGCAACGAACTGGAGTGCAGGTGGAACAATTAACTTACGTGGCTTAGCAGCGATGAGCAAACTACGCTCGTCTGTCCAAGCAGCGATCTGAATAACGGCGGCTTCCAAGGAAGTCTCGTTTAAGTCAGCGCCAGTTGTAGGACGGTTGCTGTTAGTGCCGCCAGATACGAGTGGGTGGTTAGTTGCAAACAAAGAAACACCGTCACCGCCTGGGAATGCTGGGTTGAAACCGTTGTTCAACACAGAAGCTGCACGAACTTGCTTGGTATACGCCATGGAACGTGCCAAAGCCTTGGTATAACGAGCTGACAATGAGTCATACAAGTTATCTTCAATTGCTTCTTCGGTCAGAGAGAAACCCTGAGCGATAGTTACGTGGGTATAACGAGCAGTAAATGCCTCTTGTGC